TTCTGGACTAGCATCTCCCCAATCGGGTCCACAGCCGCTATGTCGCCGTAGCTTCCGTGGGTCCGTAGGCCCTTCTTAGCCCGTTGTGTAGCCCGGCCGCCCGACTGCGAGCTGCGCCAAAATATATCTTCACGTGGCGCTTGTCCCAAACCACCCGACCACCAAAGCGAAAGCTTTTTACAAAGTTCGCGCTCGAATGCAGATCCCTTTGCAGCCCTCATACCACATGCCTCCACGCTTTTCTTTCCACCACAAGCCGAACAATTTTATTGCTCACCCCAAAGCGCCGCGCTAGTGCAGCCTTGTTTCGTTTGGCTGGGTTGAAAAGCTTGCGGATGATACGGACTTTCTCTTCGTTTAGTTTGGAGCAATGGCGGGCTTCTCCGCGCTCGCAATCCCTCCGGCCTTTCAAATTCATATCCTGCATGTTGTCCGTGTGGGTCCCTTCGCACAAGTGATTTGGATTGCAGCAAGGGGGATTGTCGCAACTATGAAGAGCATCGCCTTCGGGCCACCTTCCAATTTTCAATGCTAAGGAAAATCGATGAGCTAAAACGTGCCGCCCTGCTACCCAAAAACACCCGTAGGCCAAGTGAGGTTTTTTGCTATTCTTGCCCGCCCTCCAAACCCAACACTCATCAGGTCCTCGCACGTCCACCCGCTTCCAAAAGCGCTCCACGGATCCTTTGGACGCTCTCATGTGGGCGGGAGTGCAGCGAAGCACAATTGAAACTCTTCGTCCGTTAAGACAAAGGCCGCGGGCGCCTCCGGGTCCCTGACTATCCAGTCACTATGCTTTACCTTGGCCCCGCTGTTATGCGTCAGCTTCCCATCGCCCAGCATATGGAAGGACTTGAAGACCCACAACGGGACTGAAGCGTCAGGAGTAAATTGCCAAGCTGTCACGTCCTCGTGTGTTCCACTGCGCAGTTGGTGGGTGGGTTTCATCATAGGGTAGGCGGGCGGCCGACAATGGACTTCATCCCCAGCTCATCGCAGATTGCATACCAGCTCCGCTCGTCCACCTTGTCTGCTTGCACCCGTGGGACCGGGCAGCCGGAGAAGGGCAGCTCCACAAGGCAGCGGTTGCGGCGCACGATCGCCTTGCCCTCGTGGGAGGTGATCGCTTGGAAGGGCTTGCTGGAATGAGCTAGCTCGCCCTGCAAGTAGCGCAGCGCCGTCACCTCGCCCACTCCGCGGATCCCCGGCACCCCGTCGCCTATGCAGCCCGTAAGGGCTTTGAGCACGGCCCAGCGAGCCGGCCAAATCCCATACTTCTTTTCGAACCAGGCTTCCGTTTTCAGCGTCTTGCCCTGCGGGGAGTAAATCATCACAGTGGGCCGGAGGCACTGATACATGTCGGAGTCGGACGTCACCAGGATCGTTTCCCCCTTTGCGTCCAGTGCTAGCGCAGCCATCAAATCATCGGACTCGTAGCCGTCCTCGCAAAAGACGTTCTTGAATCCCACCCGGGGCAGGAGGCGCTTGCGCAGCTCAGTGATTTGGAGGGCCAAGTGCAGCCGGGCCCGGTTTTCCCCCGGCGCCAGCACAGTGCGGCGCTTGCACTTGTAGTCGGGATAGATATCGCGGCGCAGCAAGTGGGGGTGTTCGAAGCAGAAGGCAAAGCGGTCCGAGCTGAACTCGTCCTTGAGTGCTCCCAGCGTCTTAAAGAAACCATAAATGGCTCCCGTGAGCTTGCCCTGCCAGGACAAGTCGGGAGCCGCGTGGAAAGCGCGGTGCATCAAGTAGTGGGAATCCAAAACGAGCAGCGGCTTCATTTCTCATCCAAGTCCTTGCGCAGCTCACAGAGGTAAAGCGCTAGTGTTTTGATGCGGTGCGGGCAGGGTGTTATAGATCCACGCAGCGCCTTTGGATTCACTGGCCCGAAGCGCTCCTCCTCCACAATCAAGTCCTCCAGCTCTTGCCGGGAGCACAGGGGCTTCTTCAACGAGGGCCGGTAGTGCTCGTGGGCGTAGCGGATCGCCCAAATGACATCCGCTGTGGGTGCGTAATTCTTCATAAGCTTGAGCGGAGCCAGGGGATTGCAACGCAGGTCCGCAACGTCCCGCCCGAGCAGCCTCGCCGTCTTTTCAACGGGGACACCCTGAGCGCAATGGAAACGGATTATGGAACGCTCCTCGTCCGAGAAGTGCGTTCCCTTCCGGCTGTAAACGTGGCCGCTCACCGCGGCCCTCCGGCTATTTGACAGCCGCTCCGAACGTCTGCCAGCCCAGCAAGCCCAACAGCACGAACAGAAGCGTGTTGAAACCAATGGGCCGGTAGTTTCCCCCGCCGGACGGCCAAAAAGCCCAGAGTCCAAACAGAAGCCACAGAATCATCAGAACCCAAAACAGAGTGCCTTTTGTCATAGGGCCGGACTATGCCCGAGCGGGCGGGAGCGGGCAAGCTATTCATTTGGGCTGGATGATATGGGTAGGCGGGACAGGGAAGGGCGTCCACTTCGCCTTGCCTTCGTAAAGCCCCTCCAGCTGCCACAGCGTGCCGTCATCACACAGGGCTAGAACGAAATACTTCCCTACGGAATCAATCTGCATGGCCACTTGTATTACTTTTCTCATAGTCCCGTTTTGTTCCACTGACGTCCCAGCCAATAGCCAACTACGAAGCCCACAGGAACGGATCGAAATTCTTTCCTCCGACCCCGAAACCCTCCGGATGCCTTTTCTTCCACTGATACTTGCAAGCCGCCAGCGTCCTCCCCTGGAGCCAAACATACTCCTTCGGCTTCAAGGCGTTCTCCCTATCTAGCTTCCGGCTCTCCGCCCACATCTCCGCGAACTTGTCCGCGTTGATCGTCCACGGCTGATTAGCTTTGAAGCGCTCCGCCGGGTATCTGCGCTGGATGAACTGCACTGCGGCGCGGCCCTGATTGAGTTCGTTAACGGCGAGCCGGCGGATCACGTTCGGAATAGCGTTGCTGTCCGCTCCCCTTTCTAAGCTGGCCGCAATATGTTCGTCGCTCTCCCCTTTCAGGTGCTTGATTAGGGCTTCCACCCGCTCCCAAACCTTGTAGGGACTGTTCTCCTTTTCCGCCACTGGATTCTTATTCATATCGTCGCTTCCTTCCGGGGAGACATTCCGCCTCCACCTGCTTCCACACGTCGGCAGCAAGCTGGGCCACCTTAGCCTCCAGTCCTTCTCCCTCCGCATAGCTAATTATCTCCCCCCGTGTCCCCGCAAAGAGCAGTTCAGGCGCATCGATCACTTTCTCCTTGCCCCGCTTCCAGTGCTCCTCCGCCAGCAAGTAGTCCACACAGGATCCCAAGTCGTCTATGCCCAGCCCATAGTAGATTGGGATTTCAACCGCGCGGTCCTTGCCCACCTTCCCCGTCAACCTGTTCTTCTTTACTTCCGCAATGCAGCGGATCCCAACCGTCCGCTTCTTCCCCCGCACGGTGCGGAGCAGCTTCTTGCCCACGCTTGTCCAAACCTCTAGGTTAGCATAGAAACGCAGGGACCGGCCGCCCGAGCGCGTGCGGGTTTCAAAGCCGAAGCCCAGGTTGTCGCGGGTCTGCCCGATGATGATTAGAATGCTCCCAGTCCGCCGCAGCCCGTGCAGCACGTGCCGCAAGTTCTCCGAGTGATACTTGGCCTTGCCGTCCCCGTAGGACCCGGCAGACTTCTCCCCTTCCTCGGACGCTTTCTTTTGCTTGAAGAACTTCAGGGAGCTGGCTTTGCTGGTGAGCGCGTCCTGGGAGTCCAGCACGTAGATGGAGGGATCCGTTAGGTCGGCCATGCGATAGTAAAAGGACTCAATCGTGTCGGACTGCACCCGCTCCAGCCGCCGCGCCACGTCCTTCCCAAAGTAGTGGCTGACGTTCATAAGGGCCCCGCCCTCCACGTCGTCGTAGATTAAGCGGTAATCACGGAAGGCGGGATTGCGGCACGCCTCCGCAAAGGCGGACAAGCTCAGCCAGGTCTTCCCGCTCACGGAGTCGCCCACCAAATAATAGTAGGCGCCCTTGAGGTAGCCTGCATCGGGGCGGTCCGTGCAAGCTAAGTTTAGGAGGGTGCTCCCCGTGCTGAGAGCACCCTCCAAGCCGGACTTAGCCCGGCGGACCAGCAATGATTCCCGTGCGGTCACACGACGCGCTTCTTCTTACGGGGAGGAGCGTCTTCATCATCCTCCTCCGGCGCTTCTTCGCCCTCGTCCTCCCAGCCCTTGTCGCCCTTCTGCTTGGCAAAACGGCCCTGGGACTTGCGCGGCGGAGCTTCGTCTTCATCCTCATCCTCCTCCGGCTCCGCCCGTTTCTTTTTCAGGGGCAGCTCGGGCTGGTCCGGGTCCTCCCGCTTGCCCTTGCCCTTGGGCGCGTCGAAGTCGTCCCAACCGTCATCATCGTCGTCCGCCGCTGGTTTCTTTTTCTTAGCCGGGGCTTCGTCCTCGTCCTCCGCTTCTACCCGCCGTTTCTTTTTGGGAGCCGGTTCATCGTCCTCGTCCGGAGGAGCGCCATCGTTGTCGTCGTCTTCGTCAGACTGCACAGGCCGCTTGCGGCGGGGCGGAGCTTCGTCCTCCTCCTCTTCCACTACCCGTTTCTTTTTGGGCGGAGCCTCATCCTCGTCTTCTTCCTCCACAACCCGCTTGCGCTTGCCCGCCCGGGGCTCGTCCTCGTCCTCCTCCGGGTCCTCGGACGTTTCCAAGAACTGCTTTTTCAGCGCCTCGTATTCCAGCGGCACCACGAGCTCGTCCAAGCAGAACACTTTCTTAAGGACGCTGTCATCGTAGTCCTCCCGGCGCGGCTTGAAGTAAATGTTCTCCGCGCTAATGAACTTGGTGCCGCTAAAGCTCTCCTCCACCAAGCCGACTTTAAGGGACAGGCCACCCTCCAAATGATAGAACCCGTCCCAGTCATCGTCCTCGTCTGCGTTGCGCAGCACTCCCGCCAGCACGTTGCCGAAGTTGTAGGTGCTCACGTCCCACAGTTGGATCCCTTTGTCGGGCTCCTTTAGATTGATCAGGTTGACGAGCTGCCGCTCCCGCGGGGCCAAGTCTTTGATTGTGTCCTCGTGATCCTCGCTAGCCTTTTTCATCAAGCCCTGCCGGAACTTGCAGATGGGACAGGGTTCCTTGGCGGTTTTGAGCGGGCAGATAACCATTTCTTGGTTGGCCCCGATGCCGCGGTGGACGTAATAAACCCGCGTCCAAAACAAGTTGCCCGGCTCCGCGTTCGGATTGCCTTCGCCCACCTCGTAAGGCAGAATGTCTATCAGCACACTGCCCGCCTTGGGCTTGAACACGACTGCCTTGTCCGGCAGGGTGAGGTGGTTGTTGAACTGCGACTGCCCTTGCTTCTCCGCCCACTTGCGGGTGGAAACGTATTTCAACTTATCACTTCTCGACTTCATTATTTTCCTTCTGTTGTAGTTTTCCGGCTCGCAGGAATCCAGTCCTGCCAAACTTCATTATCATGTAAGCCAGCACCGGCAAGCCGACAAACACACCAACCAGTATGAGCAGAGTCAACAAAGTAGTTACCATGTTTAATCCTCCAACCGGACCCGCTGGCGGCGCTCCGCCATGCCCACCACGGCGGCCCGTCCCTCCTTCGTCACCTTCGGCGCTGAGAAGTAACCCATGCCGTGCAAGTCCACCAGCAGCGTCAGGCTGCGCTTCTTGTGCTCCAGCGCCCACACAACTGCCTGGAGCATGTCGCTCTCATAGTTAGCCGTCCGCAAGCGCCTCTGAGCCTTTTGGTATTCCGGGAGGAGCAGCACTGCGGCGGCCAAACCCGCCTCCGTGACTTTCTCCAGCCCATACTTCCCCGGGGTGTTGCGGACCGCCGCGGACAAGTCCGCGTGGACGACCGCTAAGTTCGCTTTCGATTCATCTGCGTCCCGCTTAGCCTCGGCCGCCAGCCAAGCCCACTTGAGGTAGTCCTTAGGCAGCCGCTTGCACTCCAGGTCGAGCTTGTGCTCGTTGATTTGAACGACACCTTGCGCCTCTTCCGGCAATTCTTTTTCCATAATCTATTATCGCTGGTTCATAACGGCATAACAAGCCCAGGCCAGTCCCGCGTGCTTGGAGTCGTAAAAGTTTTCGGAAAAGATGTCGATGACTTTGAAGCCGATGGCGGCCTGTTGCGGGCTGGCCGGCTTGTCCCCTTTGCCGATCATGGCGGTCCGGGCGCAAGCCAGCACCAAGTAGCGGATCCCCTCCGCGTCCTCGTCCTCCAGGTCCCGCAGCATCTTCGCCACCGTGGCCCACGTTGCTCCCCGGTCCCAGCCCATAATCGCCCGGGCCAACGCGAAGGCTTTGTCCTTGTTCAGTGAGCTGACTTGCACGGCTTTGAGCTGATCCTCCGCCGACAGCGACCCGACTTGCTCCAGGATGACCAGCGCCTTGCGTGCGGAGCCGTCCGCCGCCTCCACAATTTCCGCCACCGTCTCATCGCTGACTTTCAGTTTCTCCTGCGTAGCGACGGAGCGGACTAGCTCCTCCAACACGGGCACGCTCAGCGCGGCCAGCTTGATTTCGGTGCAGCGGGTATGGATGGCGCGGTGGAGCTTCTGCGCGTCCGTGGTGGCAAGGATAAAGTAAACTGAGTCGGATACGTCCTCCAGCAGCTTGAGCATAGCCTGCTGGGAGAACCCCGCCCGGCTCAGCGACTGCGCTTCCTCCAGGAACCAAATGCGCACGTCGCCCGCCATCGGGCACAAGTTAGAAACCCTCCGGATGCGGCGCACCTCGTCCAGCGGAGACTCGACAATCGCACAATCGATTTCCTGATAGTCCGGATTGCCGCACTTGAGGTGGCGCTTGAGGATCCGGGCAATCGTTGTCTTGCCCGTGCCGCTGGGACCCGTCAGCAGGATGACGTGGGGCAGCCCGCGATCCATTAGCTTCTGCAAGGAGGCCATAGCCGCCGTCTGTCCCACCACAGCGGCGATGCTCTTAGGCCGATACTTTTTATAGAGTTCCATTATTCCACTTCTTCCTTTTGATACCAGTTCCCACCCGCAGGCGCGATCGCCGTTTCGATTTGCGGCGGCACGACGAGGAAGGGATAATGGTAGGGCAGTCCTACGGAGACGACCCGGTTCACAATGCGCAAATACTTCTCTAGCTCGGACTCCTTTACGTCCGCCACTAAACTATCGTGGATCTGTCCCACGACCATGCTCTTCATTTGGTTGCGTTGCAGGATCCGGTTGACTTGGATCAGCGTCCACAGCAGGCAGTGGAAAGCAGAGCCTTGGATGGGATAGTTCGTCACTTGCTTGCGGTCGAACACGCCCGACACCCGGAAGCCCGTTAGTAAATCAAAATAGCCGCGCTCTAAGTAATCGGCATACCACTTCTTGCGCCAGCGCCCATACTGCTTGAAGCGCCGTTCCCAAAAGTCCCGCTCCACTTCCTGCACGTGCTTTTCAAAGGTGCCCGCCACCGTCTCCTGCTCCGGATCGCAGGCGCCCAGCTCGCAGACGCCCAGCCCGTTCAAGTGCTCCGCCAACGGCACCCCGTCGGGCGTCTTCAGCTTGCCCTCCCCCATCCACTCCCACAGGGCCCGAGCGCAGCTCACATAGTAATCGCCATAGAACTGCGGGAAGACGAACTTGTTCTTCGCTCCGTAGCGGGCTTCCTTGCTCACCTCCGCAGGCTCCAGCATGTAAAGCTGGGCCGCCATGTCTCTGTGCATATCTTTTCCCGGCGTGGAAATGTAATCGATGAACACCGGGTCCTTGTGATAAGCCGCGGACAGCACCACCTCGATGCCCTTGAAATCGTTTTCCACTAAGCGGTGGCCCTGCTTCGCAATGAACAGCGAGCGGATGACTTTGGAAATCTCCTCGTCGCGCACGGGATAGTTTTGGAAGTTGGGCGAGTCCGAGCTAGACCGAAAACTGCGGGCTAGGTGCAAGTTGTAGCTGGGATGGATGCGGTCGCCCACTAGCTCCCGCTCGATCCCCTTCAAGAACGTGCCCAGCGCCTTCTCATACTTGAGGAGCTTGGCCAGACTCTTTACGAACGGATGATCAATCTTAGCCAGCGCCTCCGAATCCGTAGACGGCCGACCGGAGTCCGTTTCCGTAGTGACTTCGAAACCCAGCTCCGTGTGGAGCACGTAGCCCAGCTGGGAGTGCGACATGAGGTTAGCCTTGGCCCCGTAGCGCTTGCGCCACACCCGCCACACCTTGTCCTCCTCCATCGCTAAGCGGAGGGAACGAATCTTCGCCGCCAGCCGTTCCTTCGTGCGCTCCAGCCGCTCCACGTCCACGCGGATCCCGTTCGCCTCCACTTGGGCCAACGCAATCAGCCCCTCCTGGAACAGCTCATAGCCTTGCTGTTGGACGGCGTGGATCTTTTTCAAGTGAAACCCATTTCCTTCCGTTGTATCATCGCCAGCTCATACTCGAGCCTCGCATCCACTCCGCCGTAAGTGAGCAGCGCCGGCGGGTAGATTTCTTCCTGCCGGTTGTAGGGCCCCTTGTGCGAAGCCAAGTAGGGCTCAATCGTTTCGTTGTAGCTCGGCACCCCTAGCTTCACAAGCGCCTGAAACTTGAGCGAGCAGATGCCCGGCCTATTGTCTAAGCAATGGGAGGCGAGCATGGTGTCCCAGCCCCAGTTCGTTACTCCGCGGCCGAAGACGTGCCGGGTCCAACGCTCCTCCATTTTGAGGTTGGCCGCAATCTTTTGCACCCGCTCGGAGCGGAGCAAGTGCTCAGTCGCTTTCCAAACCGCCGGCGTCCACAGATACGAAATAGTCCGGCGGGCGTTGGCCAGCGCACAGGAAATGATCCGGCCCTCCGGCCACTCGGGTTTGATGCAGTTCGTTTCGTAGTCCACGGCCACCCAGCCTCCCTCCGCTTCCAGCGACAGAATAGCGTCGCAGGCTGCTTGGTCGTCCAGCAAGACTTCCACTTGCTGCTCCCAGTTCGGCTGCTTAGGCGGCGGCTCGAGCAGCTCAAAGGCCGCTTGCAAGTGGCCGCTGAACAAGCGGTCCAGCTGGCCGCTCTTCACCCGCAGCAAGTAGGCTGGGTGATACGTGGGGCAGATCCAGTGGCGCTCCAGCGGGATCTGCCAGCCTATCCAGCGCTCCAGCGCCTCCACGTTGCGCCAGTAGCCTTCGAGCACGCTCACCAACGCGGACTTGCCCAGCGTCACAATCACATTGGGTTCATACTTCCGAATCGCTGCCAGCACGTTGGGACGGCAATAGGAGATTTGTTTCACGTCGGGCGTAGCGTTGTCGGGCGGGCGGCAGATCAAAGCGTTGGTCGTCCAAGCATCCCGGTCCAAGTCCGCCCCGAAACGATAAAGAGCTTTGCGGAGATACTGCCCCGCCGGACCCACAAAGGGCCGGCCCTGCTCGTCCTCCACCTTCCCCGGAGCTTCGCCCACCACCAGCACCCGCTGCGCTCCCTTCCCGTAGGGTTTGATCTTGGGGCTGTGGCAGGTTTTGTAAAGCCCGCACTGCCCGCAGCGGGGAATCAAAGAGGGCGGGGCAGCCCGCTGGACAACAGAAGATTGGAAGAAGCCGGCGCTCATACACAACCACGGCGCAAAGCCGCGTCCCAGTCTGGAAGGCGGCGTATCTTCCGCCTCCAAGCACGAATAGCCCCTTGTAGGGACCACGGTCGCCGCATTCCTTTAGCTTTAACAGGATCCTTAGCTGGAACACCTACGACGGCGGAGTGGAGCACACGCTTGGGACGCCTTCCACGCTTGCGCAGAAATCCAAATCGCCCGTTCCTTATTGCATCCTGAGTATTTTCCTTGCGAGTCCCCCAACGTAAATTGTCCACGGAATTATTCAACCCCTCGTCGTCCCAGTGGCAGCTCTCCATTCCGGAAGGACAAGGACCGACAAAAGTTTCGAGTATTAAAGAGTGAACGTATGCTTGACGCACCCGCGAGGAATATCGACAACGCAAAGTAACCTGAAGATAGCTCCCCACAGAGCGACACTTCAGTCGCTTCCATTCCAAACATCTAAAACTCCAAACAGAACCGTCCCTCCCAACCCGATACTTCGGAAAATTATGAACGGCACGATAAAAATCTTTCACCCCTTAGCCTTCTCCTCCGCGGGACGCATCCCTAGGAAAGTGCAATACACCCAACCCCCGCCGGACACCTTCAGCCTGTCGGGAGCAAGCTGGGCATCATCATATTTCTCGCTGATGTAGTAAAGCAAGTCCGGAGCGATATAGAATTCCATCGGCGGCCCGTCATACGCAGCGGACTTGTCCTCTGCATACCAGCCGCTCAGCCCTTCCCCGCGGACCCGAATCTTCCCCGCTTTGAGCTGGATGAAAACCAGTGGGTCGCCGGACTTGTCCGTGGCAAAGATAGCCGCCCGTTCACTCGCGTCCTTCAGTCCCTTGGGAATCACAATGGGATGGCCCTTCGTTTTAATCAGCTCGTCCAGGTCCGGATACTCTTCGGAGTAGCGGCGGCAGGAGAGCACGAGCCCGTCCGCATTCTTGAAGTGCAGCCAGGGCTTCGTCATCGCAAAGTGGGTCATGCCTAAGTCAGCCGTTGCGGCGCCGTCCTCCTTCTCTGAATGGACTCCGCCCGCCAAGGCAGCCAAGGAGGACCCGCGGACCAGCACGCTCTCCTCCAGCCCCGTCTTGCAGCGCACCCGCATCACCTGAAAGTTGTCGCACGCTTCCACCCAGTTAGGGTGGAGATGAATGCACGTGAGCGTGAAGCGGCTTTCGTCCGCGCTCACGCAATGCTGCACCTGGGCGATTGCGTCCGCCATCCCGGGCGGGAGCGGATCCCACTGCTCGGGCATTTTCACGCGGTCAATGGGCAGGAAAATCTCCGAGTCCTTAGTCACCCCGAAGCGCTTCTTCTTCCCGTGGAACTCGAGCTCGCCCTTTTCGTTCTCCTCCACTTCCAGCTTGTCGTCCGTGAGCTTCTCCAGGATAGCCAGCAGCGTGGCGGCTTGGATAGCGCCCTCCACTGGGAACTCGCAGGACTTGCGGCACGCCACCTCGTCGTTGAACGTCATCACCTGCCCGTCCCTAAACACGAAGCAGCTAGACTGCTCCAGGAACTCACGCGCCGACAGGCCGCTCTTCACCATCATTAAGTCAGCTAGAAACTTCTCTCGATTTAACAGCATTGGATTTCCTTTTCAAGTAGGCTATGAACCGTTCCTTCGTTCCCGTTTTCCGCACGTCATAGAACGTCAGCATGACGCGGGGCTTGCGCAGCGCCACCAAGCGCTCCGGCGTGCTTTCCAAACCGCTCCCGCCAGAGTAGTAAATTTTCATCGCACCCCTATTATCTAGACCCCTATGCCGAACCCGCGGGAGTTGATATCCCGCTGCCTTCGCATGTTGCCCGCCAGCGGCCAGGGCCACTTCGGCAGCGACGCTTCTAGATCACAGTAGTAATGGAGGTTGGCCGCGGAGCGCACCCCGTAGTCGGACACGACGCCCTTCTCAATCACCTCACCCTTCCCGTCCACCTTCCCCATAGGAATGCCGCAATGCTTGAGCCAGCGCCGCACGTTGTCCTTGGAGTCCTCCGCCCGCAGCGAATCGAGATGCTTGTTCCGATCCTTTTTGAAAGGGGAGCGCCACGAAAGGTTTACCACTAGCGGAGGCAAGTCGAAGCGGAACTTGTCCCGCTTCCAGTCGGGGAGTATCAGCCACCCGTAGGCGGAATATTTCACCCAGGAAGTAGAGTCCACACTGAACCAGGGATAGCGGACCATATGCTCCCACGCCGTCACCGCAAAGCCGTGGAGCCGGACGATCGGCTTGAACCCATTAGTCGAAGGGCAGAGGTGGAAGAACACTCTATCGAGCCACTGCATCAGCTCCTCCCGTCCCATACGGCGGGCCATCCCGCCCAGCCCAATGATGTCGTGTCCCCGCTCCAGATACTTGTCCACCCACTTGATCGAAGCGCCGTGGTGGACGACGGGAACTAGCTTCAGCCCGTGCTCCTGTTCGAAGTAGAGCTGCACTTCCCAAGTCCGCTCCGGGTTACCTATCACGTCCACGTTAGCGAACAGCTCCACCCGGTCCTGGAACTTCTTTACGAAGCGGGAGTAGGAATCACAATACTTGCGGAAGGGTGAGCCCGGCTCCAAAGTGTAGTAAGAGAAGTCACCCCGGGACCCGCGGACAATCTCAGCCTCTTTCTTCCGCCCGTGCTCGCCCATCTGCTCCTCCTCCGCCCGCTTGCCCGCCTTCATCACGCGCAAGCGAAACAGGGACCAGGCGCCCGAGTCAATGAATACGTCCTCCGTGTAAATCATGGGGTAGGCTTGAATCCCTTAGGCGGCTTGGGCTCAGGCCGGCCGCACAACTTGTGATCCATATGAAACCGAGCGTCGCAAAACGTATATCCGCAGTCGGGGCATTGGGGATGGTCCCGACCGGGGCAGTCCGCAGAATTGGCAGTTATCCTCCTTCATTGCACCAGGGAAAGGAACTCAGCGCGGACTTTCGCGTCACTGAGGAAGGCTCCCAGCAGCGCACTCGTAATCGTTTGGTGTCCCTGCCGGGCGTAGCCGCGAGACTCCATGCACAAGTGGCGGGCTTTAATCAGCACGCCCACGCCCTTGGGGAAGAGGCTCCGGTGGATCGCGTCCGCCACTTGCGTGGTCAGCCGCTCCTGCACTTGCAAACGGCGGGCGTAAATCTCCAGCACCCGCCCCAGCTTAGAGAGGCCGACGATGTTGCGCTCGGGCAAGTAGGCGATGGAAGCGGTCCCGAAGAAGGGAATGAGGTGATGCTCGCACACGGAGTAGAAGGGCAAGTCCTTCACGACAATCATTTCGTCGTAGCGCTCCGCCCCGTCGCCGAAGACTTTGAGCACTGCCGCCGGGTCCTGCCCGTAACCGCTCGTCCACTCCTTCCAAGCAGCAAGGACCCGACGCGGCGTCTCTTTCAGCCCTTCACGCGCCGGATCCTCGCCTATGACTTCGAGCAAGCGAATCACAATGTCATCCGCGCTTGTGTCCGCTCCCTCCGGCCCTTGCTCCCAAGGGAACACGAGCCATTCGCCAGTCCCTTTGGGTGGAACTAAATAGCCGCCCAGCGCAGCGAATTGGCCCGTAGAACGCTGGGCGTAGCGCTTCCGGGTCGCACCGGAGTCAATCAAATCGTCCACCAGAAAGTCTGCACCCTCTGGGCACTGGCCCAAGGTGCAGTCCGTCAACCCTTTGACTAGGTAGGCCACCGGAACACCGCCCCGCGGGACACCATAAACTAGGCTGTCCGGCTTAATCCCAAAAGCCTCCACCATCCGGGCGCAAGCGGTCAGGCACTCCTGATGAGTTAGAAACCGTTTCTCTTTCATCAGAAGCCCTTCTCCGGTTTGCCACCCAGCGGGACGGGCGCTCGGCTGCGCTCGTCCGCCAAGTCCACCCGATAGAGCTTGTGCAGTTGCCAGCCCGCCCGGAGGATCCCGATCCCCTTCTTCGCTGCGTTGGATATTGCGTTCAGCACGTCCTTGTTATCTCGTTGGCTCCATTCCGGGTGCAGCCACACACTGCGCGGCCAAGTGGGTCGGTGGCGCCAACCCTGCTCCCGCCAGTTAAAACCAAAGGCTTCCAGCAAGTTTAGATAGTGCTGAATATCAGCGGGCTCCTCCACAACAATTTTGAACTCGTCCGCCAGCTTCACGGACTCCGCCAGCGGGGATTTCCACTTCTTCGGGGACAAGGTTATCCAGTCAAACCCACCGCGGATTTCAAACCCTCCGCTGGTTTCCAAATGCACGTCCAGCAGTTGCTCGTCCAGCGCGTCCGTCAGCGGGGTTAGGTCGTAGACTGTCGGCTCGCCGCCTGTAATGACAGCGAACTGGGCCCCGCTCTCCTTGGCTTCCTGGGCCAGCTCCGCGGGAGTCATCCGCTGCACGTCCTTAGGGACCCACGTCGGGTGCCACGTGCCCGCCGAGTCGCACCAGGGACACTGCACCGGGCAGCCGAAGGTCCGAATGAAGAAGGCAGCTTTGCCCATGTGAACACCCTCCCCTTGCCAAGTGTGGTAGCGCTCGTGGATGGGATAGGTATTAGGCGTAAGGTTCATAACGGCAAGAGGACGTGCAGGTTTCGAATATCTCAACCGCCACCAGCAACATCAGCTGCGGGTGTAGTTGCTGGTAGATCCACCGGGCCAACTCCTCGCTAGTCGGATTGAGCAGCCCGGTGGACTCGTTCAGATACCAGTGATCCAGCTTGTCCTCCACAAACGGTTTCAGGACAGCCGACACCTTGCCGAAGTCCTGCACCATCCCAGTCTCTGAACCCTCCTCAAGTAGACGCCGCGTCTGCAGAACCACCTTGCCCACCCAACTATGCCCATGCAGACGCTTGCACTTCCCGTCGTGCAGCGGCAGCATGTGAGCCGCTTCAAACCGAAACTCCTTTGTCAGTGTAAACATGATTCAAATGTTTGGCTATCTTTGGGTTCAATTTCACCAGCAGTGTGTCCCCTTCCCACGCCACATGCAAGCCTCCACTGCTAAGCTCTCCGGGCGTGCCCTTGGGTCCCAGCGCCCGCTCCAAGTCCTGCACTCCCTTGGCGAGCTGCTCCGCAGTGGGGAAGGTTCCCCGGTTTCCACGCCCTTCACCGCCCCAGCGCCACTTGGCCGCTTGATAGGCGACAGCCAGCGCAGCGTAATCAATAGGCCGCGGGAGCGGGGCAGACGCCTCGCCCCGCTGGCGGGGCCACTTCTTTTTGGCGGGGACAGGAGCGTCGCCCGCCGGGATTTCGGTTTCGCTCATGCTAGTCGGCGATGCGGCGATACTCGATGCGTTTGCGGACTTCCACGGTGCCGGCTTTCACAGCGTGATACAAGCGGAGCCGGGTGTTAGTCAGTGTCTCCCCGCACTTGGCTTGGATCTCTTCGTCGGACTGCCACGCCTTCGTGACGTGAGCGCGGACGTTGGCGGACTTGCTGCCTTCGCGGCCCACGAACTCGTCCTCGATTTCCTTGGGCTCCTTGCGGGAGCGGGACTTGGCCGGCTTGGCTTCCGCGGCGGGCTTGCTGCCCTTCTTGGCTGCGGGAGCTTTGGCCGGCGCTGCGGCGGGCTTGCTCTTCTTCGCCGCCGGACCCGCTTCGCCTGTGAGCTCAATCGGCGCGTCATTGTCGCTCGCTACGGCTTCGCCCAGCTTGCCGTAAAGATCCTTGAACTCATCCGGGACTTTGGATTCGTCCACTTTAGCGGGGACTTGCGCCAGCCGTGCGGCCAGCTTTTCGTTATCCCAGTCGCCCGCTTTGTTGAATCCCAGCGCTACGAGGAGCGCCACTGCATTTGTTCGTTCTACTTTCATTTTTAGTTTGCTTTCTGTTTTGTTACCCTGTTCGATTGTATTATCTTCGTTTCTCCAAACGATTCCGCTCTGTGAGTTGCATCCCGTTGACAGTCAAGTGAATTGAGTTTTTACCAAGCGCTCACAATCGCTGGGTTGGCGATCGCTAAACACCCCGCGACGTGGCAGCAACGGGACTCGGAATAGGATCCTTCCCGCAGTGCAATCCAGTTGAGCCGAAACACCCCAAGCTCCATCTCTTGTGGGTCCTGATTGATCCCCACGATCCCAGTCACGTGCGAGAACTTGCGCTTGTCCTCGCTGAAGTGCTCCCGCCGCAGCAGGCGGACGCCGTAGGACTTGGCGTCGGACTGGGTCGCAGTCACCAACAACACGTGATTCTCCTGCGACAGCCGGCGCAGCGCTTGCCACGTGATATTGATTTGGTGCCGGTATTCCTCCTTCGCGGAGCCAGCCTCGGGCGCCAGGATGTCTGGATAATCAACCACAACCACGTCCGGGACCCAGCCTTCGCGCACGAGCCCGGTGATGTCCGCTTGGATTTCGGCCACCGTCGTGGTCCCGTTGAGCGTGCATTTGAGCCCAAGCTGGCAGTCCGCTAAGCGGTCTAACGCCAGACTCATCTCCGCTTTGGAAAGCGGCTTCGCATAGTCCCGCTTCTCCGCGGGGACGACAGTGAGCCGCTTCTTGCTGCCTGGCTGGATGCTCAGCGGGTAGTCTATCAGCTCCTTCCAGCGTGGCCGCTTGGCTGTGCGGACCAGCAGCCGCTGGTTTATTTCAGCGGCAGTCATATCTCCCACCGAGTAGAACAGGACCCGGCGCTTGTCCCGCACAGCCGCCCGCCACGCCAGGTCCAGCAGCCAAAACGATTTGCCCCGCTTCTCCGGGGCCATGAAAGCAATGAACCCGCCCCGCCGCAAGTGCGGCCCAAAGAAGCGGCCCAAGTCCTTGGGGTAGTGAACCAGCACGTCCGCAGCCTCCTGGTCGTAGCCGCTAAATATGAACTCGCGATCCTTAAACCACCATACGAGGCTGGACGAGGACAAGCTGATGGGCCGGTGGGCCGCAATCTTTTCCTGGGCGGACGCCGGATCCAACTCAATGGCGTCATTCAAACGCTGCACCAGCACCTCGTTGAAATGCTTGGCCGCAGCATCGATCACCCAGTCCTCGTTCAAATCCTTAGCCCGCACGTGGTCCGCGCTGAGCACTGCTAGGAACTTCTCAATGGCCTCCACCGTGTCTTCGTCCCGGGCTTTACCCGCCCACTGCCGGAACAAACCAACAATCGCTCCGCGCGGAGCCTTCTGATATTTGGAGAAGTAGTCCAAGCACCAGCCCGCCACAATGCTGCTCCACTTAGAACGAAAGGGCTTGCGCTCGTCTTTAAGACGGGAATGGATGCGCCCGAGCACACGGTCGCTCACAATCATGCCCGTCAGCGCAGCCCGCTCGTCGTCGCTTTGGTATTTGGTAATCTTCATAACTCTACCCTCCGGACCGTCACACGCTCTATGGTCTGGGGAGCCGGAGGAGGCTCGTATCTATTCAGCCAGTCCTCTATTCGAAAAAACTTATCTTTGAACTGGAAAGCGTTGTCGATGGTGGGCTTCTTCTCGTAGGAGTTTTTAATGTAGCCGCGGACGACACGTTTGAGTCTATGGGCATCTCCCTCCAGCTTGTCCCTAAGTAACCACCTGAGCTGCTTCACCCACGTAGGCAATGGGACTTGCTGGCCGTTTAGATCCCTTTTGGTGCGGAGGAATTTATCAAGTTGATTGGCGCAGAACACAATTAACTCCTCCCACTCCGTCAACGGTGGCGCAGCGCCGTTGCGGCGTGTTTGTAGTTTATGTTTAGCTTTACGTAGTAAAGCGGGTTCGTTACCTTTGGTCACTTTAGCTGATAGTGACCGACGGTCACTATTGCCAGCAGCTTCGGAGACCAGCGCTCTCAACCGCTCCTCCACTATCCGGAAGTGAACAGTAGGACTGCCGTTGGCTTTCTTTACTTTCTCCTCCACCAGCCCGCACTCCCGCAGTCTCCCTCGGGCCCTCATTTGCTCCCGCTTGGTTAGCCGGGTTTCCTGCTCCCACTGAGCCGCAGTCTTATAGACCCAACCCTCTGGGTTTGTGGTGCGCTTGCTCCAGTAGATCAGTTGGGAGAGAATGAGCGCAGCGTTCACGCTCCCCGTCCAGTCCACAAAGATCGGACAAAACGAAATCGAATCCAGCAAGTCATACCAGTTCATTCCACGTCCTCCGCCTTCCTTTTCTTCCTGTCCATAGGGTGCATCCAATCATCCGCGTCCTCCAAGTTCGCCGCAGCGTCTATCACTTCCTTATGCTCCAAGTAGTATTCAAACATCTCACTCAGCTCCTCCGCATCCAGCAAGTCGAACATGGTATGGCTTAGAGCCCTACCAAACTTGATTGCTCGGTCCACTACTTTTTCTCTTCCAACGGGACTCTGTTTCATAGCTTTCTCCAAAAGAAAAACCGTCGTTCCGGAAAGTGGAAATTCGGCGGCCTGTTGCGCCTATCCAGAACGACGGTTTTTATTACAGGCAAACCTACACACTCAGGCTTTCCACGGCCCGTCAACACTCTATTATCTCCCTGCCTTCCTGGCCAGCTCCCGCTTCAGCACGCCCCGCATATCATTGATCCGTCCGCGGAGCCAGCGCGGGTTGACGTTGCCGAAGCTGGGCTTTAGCGCAGTGTAAAGCCCAGCGTTGGTTAGGGTGGGGCAGGACTCCAGCAAGCGCCGGATCCTCCCCGCCGCACTGTCAGGATTAAGCTTGCGAGGCATAGGTTTGTTGTTGCGGCCGTGTTCCTAGGGAGCACTTAGAAAGCCAAAAACGTGTTGGGGTAGCGGCTGCACTCCCCAACACGTCCTAGGCTAAAGGTTATCCTCCAAAGGACACCTTCCCCTTTTTGCGCATCTTTACAGCCTTTTTGGGTGCGTCCTCCAGTCCTTCGGCCAGCTGGTCGAACTTCCACTCCGCAGCCTCCCGGGTCGTAAAGCTCCAGCCTTGCTTGCCCCAGGACTCCGCGGAGGGAGGCAGCTCGCGGGCGGGCGTCGTCACCCCGCTGTGCTCCCAGTAAGTCTCCCGGGCTTGCTGCACCAGTATCACTTCGAAGTGGTCCGCTAGATGGGTGCGCTGCTCCGTAAGGTAGAGCTGCACGTGCAGGGGATTGATCTTTTGATAGAGGGCGACCGAGGGCTTGCCCACTTCCCCGGAGCGGGACAGCAGGCAGAAGTCATAGTCGTCCTTGCGGAACGTGTTAAGTAAAGGGCGGAGTTTCATAGCTTACCAAATGAAGGGCTTGCCCGCGGTGGTTTTGAAAAGCCAGTTAGTCGAGGACGTGGAGCTCACCCGCTCCGAATACTTGCGCCCGGACGTGCTGAAGAAGATCCCCCGCTGCACCCCGTCCTCCGCGGCCAGCTTCTCCAGCGCCGCCTTGTCCTTGTCCGTGATGGTTGTTTGGAATGGTTTTTCTTGTTTCCGTTTCATATAGATTTCGACTACTTGTGCGTTGAGTGCGGCCCGGCGGGTTGAGCGCCGGGTCCGGTAAATAAACTCGCTCACGCGATTGCTCCCGCAGCTTTAGCGCTGCCTACTTGCTTGAGGTTAATCTTGCTGCCCTCCTGATAGCCGAGCTCGCGGGCGAGGTTGCTGCGGAGCACGGGCCGGGACTTTTCCCTGTTCATATGCGGGAAGATTTCCGCAGTCCGCGCGGCGATGAGCGCGTCCTTGCTGCGCACCACTAAGGCGTAGGCATTCGGGTTGGCCACCTTTGCCTCCTCCCGCCGATTCATTTCTTGGATCCCCATCGCAATCCCCTGGTAACAGCCGTGCTTGTCCGCGTGGGCCCGAGTGAGCTTGCCCTCGTTTACGAAGCGTTGATATGTCTTCGCAAACACGTCCTCCAGCCAAGGGAACACCGCTTTGGCAATCGCGACGTCGAACGGATCCCCAATCATATGCAGCTGGCCGACCACGACGTTGCCCGCAGCCACTCCGTGGGAGCGGTGCATGGAGCGGATGATTGCAACCCCGAACACTTTGTTGATTACGTTGTAAATGTAGCGGTGATATATTTGCTCATACTTGGTCCGCAGTTGCGTGTGGGTGTGTTCGATGTCGATAGCGCCCTTAGCCTTCTCCGGCGTGCTGAGGTCCAGCGTGGAGAGTTCCAGGTTGTGCTTTGTCGCTAGCTCTTTGGCCCGGGCGAGCGCGGACTCCACTTCGCCCTGCGTCGCCGCGTCGCAGTTAGCGAGCGCGAGAATCTTGCGGAGCCGTTCCAATACTGCGGGATCTACTTGCTTGTTCATGTTCATTTCTATTATCAAGTTGCGCCCTGTGTGAAAGTTAAATCAAAGGGGTGCAGCAGGCTTAAAGCTGTCCTTCAGCAACCGCACTTCGCGGGCGTGGGAGGCGCGGAGCGCCACAACCTGCTCCCACTGCGCCACGGTGAAAGTCTCCCCGTTGCAACTAAGCCGGCCGTCCGCTTCCACCCGGAAACCCGTTAGGGTGTTGACTTCGGGCACGTAGCTTTGGCCGGTGATGCCCCGCACGAGCTCCTTGTTGCGTGGGACCCGCACGAACTCGTAATAGCGGTTGGCCACCGTTCGAGCGGCTTGTGCCTGGACGTTGCGGGCGTCCTGCACTTCCAGCACAGCCGCGAGCTTTTCCAGCGCCTTGGCCTTCTGCTTCGCGTCCAGCCCGAGCGTCCGGCCGTTGCCGATTTTGAGCCAGGTTTTGTTGTCCCCGCCGCCGATGATTATCTTCCAGCCCGTGCAACCGTTCCCGTAGTGGCCGCCCGTCTTCTCCAGCCGCACGTAAACACCCAGCGCCTTGTCGTCCGTAGCGTTGGGATCCAACTGCTTGAGGATGGCTTGTTTGGACTCCGCTTCCACGAACCGGGCTTTAGCCCGCTCCGCAGTTTGCTTTTCGAGCAGAAGCATGGTGTCGTTGGGCTCCACTGCCTCCACTAGCCCGGAGGCGATGTAGGCCGCGTTGGCTGCGTTAAACTCTTTGCACTGCACTGTCGTTTTTTCGGTTTTCATAATTTGAATTGGGTGCCCTGTGATAAATTAGTTAGCTTGTGTTGTGCCCGTTGTTTAGGCGTAGAGGTCAAATACTTCGTCAAACCCCGCGTTTGGGTTGGGGCTGATAAACTCCCCGTCCGCGTTGACTGCGCCGATGCGGACCAGCTCCCGCTCCGCTGCTTCGCGTGCCGCCGTGTCGGGGTTATTCAAATCCGCAGTGTCGATCAGTTGCTTTAGTTCGGTTTTGTTCATACTTGCTATAAGCAGCGGACCGGCCCGCCGTGCCTCCCTTGTGTTTGCTAATATACACGAGCTTTATCAGTCCGCAAGTGTTTATTTTTAGGAATCGGTCCGGGGGGATTTGGACAGAAGAAAGCCCGGCGGGTTAGGCCGGGCGTTTACTCCCGCGGGACGTTTAGTTGAGGAGCAGCTTCATTGCTTGCGCCCGCAACGTGTCCTTCTCGAGCACGCTGTAGAAACGGTTCTCCTCCGCGGAGGACGTTGCGCCCATCTCTTTGTGGCCGCGCTCGTGCGTGACGTATTCCGTAACGGCGTTGTAGGCGTCCCAGCGGGTTTGGCCTAGGTTCCCCGTCTCTTCCTTGCTGAACAGTTTGAACAGCGCAGCCCGGCGGTTTTCTGTGCGGGTGGACTCCCCCGGGAGCAAGTTCTCCAGGAAGGCTAGCATTTCGAACTCGGTCATTGTCGCGTCCGCGAGCGCGATGAACTGCGCCTGGATCCCTTTGATTTGGACTGTAACTCCTTCCTGGAACTCTTCCCAGCGGGGCAGCTCGCGGGTCTCTTTGCCCTTGCCGTGCGAGACCCAATAGTGGCTGTGGACTTCCGTGCTCGTCATCCCGTTGAGACAGCGCAGCCGCTCCACGTAAAGCCGGCTCCGCGAAGGCGTGCCTCCATCCCAACCGTCTGTGGAGTAGAGGTAGGTTTGCACGGGATCGCCCTTCTTCAGGGAGGACTTGGGCAGCTTCCATTCTTCGCCCAGCCGCACGAAGCAGAAAGCTTTGGATTTCACTTCGCAGAACCCGGCTTGCGCCACGCTCCCGCCCATTGCTGCCGCCATTTCAAACTGGCGGGACAGGAACGTGTGAGGGTCCGAGGGCTCGTAATCGATCCCCACCACGCCCAGCGCCCGCCGGGTGTCGCTGCGATAGAGCAGCTTGGTCCGCGGCATCACGATTCCAGATCCCACTCCCGCCACGTCGTCGGTTAGCACTTTCCAGTTAAGACCCGCAGCCTCCAGCGTTGCTTCCAGGGTGGGCAGCGCCTTCGCTCCTTGTGATTGAATTATTGATTTCATATACCTTATTATCTTATTTCGTTTGTGCCCTGTGAAATTGATTTATTCCCCACACTCTTTCTCAAGCTCCTCCATTTCCAAGTCCCACAACATCTGCGCCGGGCGGGAGTCACTGCGCTCCGTCACTACGAGGGCCACAGAGTCCCCGCCCGTATCCTCCACGCTCCGCACCCGCGGCTTTTTGAACTGGGCTATCAGCTTGTCCAGCGCTTCCACGTCCATCTCTTCCTTCCAATCCCAAATGAGGATTTGAAACTTTGCGTTGCTCGAGCTCACTTGCCCTCCAATCCGGTGATGCGGAGCCACAGCATGTCAATGAGCTCCCGCTCCGTAAAGTGGCTGAACTCCTTATCGAAATTCTCTTCGTTAAGTGTGACGTTCCACCCGCTGTGATAGCGCCCCAATTGCCACGTTGCATGTTCGCTCCGCATAGCTACCAGCCGGGCGTTGTTCTTAGTCCCGCCCAGCGGGTAGTCGAACTGTTGGAGGGTGAAGGTTTGGAACCCATCGTAAGTAGCGGGCGCGTCTGTGAGCGCCAGCACGAGTTCCGTTTCAAAGGATCCGAGTTGTATTTTGATTTGCATATGATTTATATAAGCGAGTGTTGTGCCCGTTTAGTTAGCTAAGCGGCGGATGTGATATTTAACCGCGGAAGGCTGCACGTTGCTCCCACTTACTTCTTGCCAATAATCGCGCACGGATGTGGTAACGAAGTCCCCCGGTTGTATTGCTTCCCCTTTGCTGAGCAAGCGAAACCCTTCCGGAATCTGGGTCTTTTTATCTTTGAAAGTCTTTTTAATTACGTCCATACCCACCCTATAGCAGTTGCGGGACCCAGCTGATTATTTAATAAAGCCCTGTAAATACTATATAGCTCAAACTTAAAGCGCTTTGTTTTGAGACACTGTCCGTCCTCCCGTGTCCACTTTTAATCAGCCAGCCCCGTTGCTTTGCGCAGTAGCTTTAACTCCCGCGGACTTGCGTCCGCGGGATCCTTGCTATCCAGCACAATGTTTTGAGTCGTGCCCGGGAAGACAGCCAGCTGGTCCACTAAAGCCCGGGCCCGGACTTGCGCCTCCGGGGAGGAGTCTAAGCACACGAAGCGGCGGGGATATTTAGCAAGCAGCAAAACCTGGGCTGCAAGGAACGTGGTCCCGAACAGCGCTCCCGCTCCGGGACCGATTGCCCAAGCGTCCAGCGGACCTTCGACAGCCACAACGGACGTGGCGCAGAAGTCCAGCCCGTAAACGAGGCGCTTGTGCGGGAAGGATTCCTGGTCCGCTCCCGCGGAAACGTAGCGCGGCTGCACGTCGCCGATGGCGCGTGTGGTCCAGCTCACTTGCACGGTCCGCTGGTAAATGGGAATGAAGAGACGCCAGCTCAGCCGGCCCGCAATCGCTAAGCCTCGCACTCCCCAGCGCCGGACAATCTCACAAGGAGCAAAGCCCCGCTCCCGCAAGTAACGGCGGTGGGGAGCCTGAAGCGGCCCTAGGCCGGCGGGGAGCTGAAGCTTGCCCGGGACTTCGCGCTGGACCGGGCCCGGCTCCGCGCCGTCCAGCAGGGCCCGGGCCCCTTTAGAGACCCCTAGGGCTTCCAGCAGCTTGTAGGAAGGGTGGTGTCCGCAGCGCCAGCAGCTCGCATAATTGCTGGCTAAGTTCCAGCCCAAGTGATAGCTGTCCGACTCACAGAAGGGGCAGACTTTAAGTTGCAGCCATCCCACCCTACAATGATGGTGACCCGATTCCAAAAACTCAATGCGATGCTCCGTCAATATCTCCTGAATGGTCATCGCGCCCTTCCGCTTAAAATGCGGGTTACACAACCGCGGGACACGTTGAACCTCTTTGCTATTTCGGAATGGGTCGTCCCGCAGCGCCAGCAAGCCTTAGCTTCATTGCTACGTATCCATTTACGCCCACTGCATCATATAAGTGCGGGTTGGGTTTGAATGTGGGCACAGGCTTGTCCAGCTTCATCCGCTTGGGGATGGAGGCAAGGAGCCGACGTTGGCGGGCTGCGTGGGCAACACGCTTTGCTTCTTCGAACCAGTTCGTTGTTTGCTTCATAGTTTTTCGATCTCCTTCATGAACAGCGCTAAGCAGCTAGGGCACATTCCGCTAGTCACGTCCACACCCGCAGCCCTGCTGCGGTAGCACGCGTCCTTCACCGCTTCCGAATTGCAAGCGGGTCCGTAACAATGCCACGCTAGCACGCAATCGCCCCTAGCTACTGTTGACGCAATGGTGTTGCTTAACTGCACTCCGCTTAGTGCAGCGCCGTCCAGCGTCCAAAATATTCCGTCGGACTGTGCGAACTGAGTTGGACTCTTGTCGGCTTTGAACAGTTTGTAACCGAGCAGCGGTTCTAATTTAATATTCATACTCTTGTGTTAGCTAGTGCTGTGCCCTCCTGCAATCACAGTATAACGGACCTTTCCTAAGACGCAAGTGTCTTTCATTCATGCCAGTGTCTATCTGACACTGTATTGATTTCTAGACACTAGCAGCGCCGTGTCATCTTCCCTTCCAATGTCTGTCCACTTCTAGACGCTCTCGAGCAGCTGGCTAAACACGTCCAAGTCCGACCCGGACCTCTTTCCATTCAAAACTGAATCGAGCACCCCCGCCTTGCTCCGCAATGCCCGCACCAGCTTCTCCTCCACTGTATCCAGCGTCATTAGGTAGTGGATAGTAGCTTGTCGCTCCTGCCCAATCCTGTGGATCCGGTCTTCCCCTTGCAGCAGATCCCCCGGAGTCCAGGGATAGTCCAGCGCCACTACATGCTGGGACTTTGTTAAAGTGATCCCTACTCCCGCGGCCTTCCAGTTCCCCAGGAACAGCTTAATCCCGCGGTGGCTTTGAAACTTACGGACAGACTCCACCCGCTTGCGCCCGGTCACCCGCCCGTCCACAATAACGGACTGGGGAAAGCGGGCGTGCAACAGGTCGATGACAAAAGTGTTGGACGTAAAGGCGACCAGCTTCTCCCCCGGGTTGGCTTCGAAGAAGTCCGCAATCCACTGCTCCGTGCGGGCCAGCTTGAGCCTAGCTACCAAGCGCAGCAAGTAGCCCAGCTGGACTAAAGCTTGGGCCCGCTTCGCTTTGCGGATCCGGGTTGGGTCCACACTGCGCAGCCAGGTTAGGAACTCATCCCGGGCCAGGTTGTATTCCGTGTAGGACTTGAGCCGGAAGGGCACGATGAGCCGAAGCTTCTTCCCCAGCTCGGGCAGGACTTCCTCCTTGCGCCTCCGGATCATGCACTCCTTCGTGAGGATCCGGCGCAGCTCGCCCATGCGGGTGGCGCCCTTATACTCCCAACCCCAGCGCCTTTTCCGGGGCTTGCAGTAACGGATTCCAAACTGGGAGTAGGAAGGAAACAACTCGGGGCGGAGGACGTTCAGTATGGACCAGAATTCAATAGGGCGGTTGGTGATAGGCGTCCCGCTAAGTCCCAGCACAGAGGCAGCCCGGGCCGCTAGCTTCCGGCACGCACGAGTCCGCTGGGCTTGGCGGTTCTTAATGAAGTGGACTTCGTCTATGATGATACACTGCGGACGGGCCGCGCGGAGCAGCGGGAGCCAGGAGGGAAGGATTTCGTAATTGAGCACAACGATGTCGCCCGGAAGGTAGGAACGGCGCGTGGCCCGGCCCTCCAGCACTTCCACGCGCAAGCCGAAGTGTTGCGCAGCTTCCACTTGCCACGTCCACTTGAGGCTGGCGGGAGTAACGATCACAACGGGCCGGCGCTTCGGGATCCGCCGCACCCACTCGAGGGCTTGGATCGTCTT